TCAACCCAAAAAAGTCCAATAGATAATGTTAAAAATATTATGTCAAAATCTACAGAAGAATTTGCAGATGAAACTGAAGCAGAAAAGCAACAGAAAAAAACAGCTGGTTCTGGACAATCATTGTCAACTAAAGAAAGAAGTTTGTTTGCACGTAGTCCAAAAACTTTTAACGTATAATGGTAGAATATAATAACAATAGATCATCTGCTCTTATGGATAAAGAGATAGATGCTAAAAGTTTCCTTAAAAGATTTTCACAAGCAGATATTTTAAAGACACAATGGAAATCTAGATTTGAAGAAGCTTATGAATATACAATGCCTGGCAGAGAAAGTTTTTATGATGAAGAGCCAGGACAAAAAAGAACAGATAGAATATTTGATGAGACTGCTGTAGTAGGTATACAAGAATTTGCATCAAGACTACAAGCTGGTATTACTCCTACATTTAGTAGATGGATTAATTTAAAATCAGGAATAGAAATACCTGAAGAACTAGCACCACAAGTAGATCAACAACTAGATGACATAACTCAATATGTATTTGAGGTATTACATAATTCAAACTTCAATCAAGAAGTACATGAAGCATTTATGGATTTAGCTATTGGTACAGGATGTATGTTAGTTAATGAAGGTCCTTCAACTAATCCAATTATATTTAATGCAGTTCCATTACCACACATTACTTTAAATAGTGGACCAGATAATAGAATTGATTGTGTATATAGAAAAAGATTAGTAAGGCTTGGAGATATTAAAGTATTATATCCTGATGCAGAACTAGATGAGATTACACTTAATAAATTAGTACAAGAGCCTGATAATAAATGCACACTTATTGAAGGTACTATGAGAAACTATTCAGAACCTAATAAAGAAGTTTATGATTATGTTGTTTGTTTAAAAGAAAACGAATCAATTATTAAAAGAGAACAGTATACAGGACAAGGTTCTAATCCATTTATTACATTTAGATGGAACAAAGCATCAGGTGAAGTGTATGGTCGTGGACCAGTATTTAATGCAATGGCTGCAATTAAAACTACTAACCTAACTGTAGAATTAATATTAGAAAATGCACAGATGAATATATCTGGTATCTATCAAGTAGAAGATGACGGAGTTATTAATACAGATAATTTACAATTAGTGCCAGGCACTATTATACCAGTAGCACCAGGATCAAGAGGATTACAACCTATTAATGGAGCTGGTAGATTTGATGTAGCACAGTTAGTGCTAGATGATATGAGAGCTAATATTCGTAAAGCTTTATATATGGAAACATTNGGTGCGACAAAAGGTACACCTATGTCAGCTACAGAAGTAGCAGANAGAATGGCAGACTTGTCAAGACAAATCGGTTCTTCATTTGGTAGATTACAATCAGAGTTTATTAACCCATTGATTAGAAGAGTTATTTATATATTAAAGAAACAAGGTAGGATTCAATTACCTAGTCTTGATAATAAAGAGATTAAAATTATACCTGAATCCCCATTATCAAGAGCACAAAACGAACAAGATATTGCTGATGTTAATAGATTTAATTCTACTATTGGACAAACATTTGGTCCTGAAGTTTTAAACTTAATTGTTAAACAAGAAGAAGTAGCTAGATTCTTAGCAGAAAAAATGAACCTACCTGAAAAATTAATTAGAGATGCAGCTGAACAGCAACAAGTAATGCAACAGATGCAACAATTACAACAACAACAACAAGGGGGAATGAATGAGCTGGAGCAACCTACAGAACAAACCTAAAGGTGCACAACTATCTATAGATGGATTCTATAGAACTATCGAAAACGAAAGCAGATTAAATCAAGAAGTAGATAAGTTATTTAGTTCGGAACTAGGTATAAAAGTATTAGACTATTTAAAGTCTATAACAATAGATGCAGTAGCTGGTAGAGATATTAGTAACGATCAGTTAAGGCACTTAGAAGGAATGAGATATTTATATTTCATTATTAAAAAAAGGATAGAATCAAACAAGGAGGTTTAATGTCCGAAGAACAAGTACAACAAACAGAAGAAACGATTGTCGATACAACACAGGAGACACCTGATAATAACACTTCTAGTGTAGAAATACCTGAATATATTCCTACTAAGTTTTGGGATACAGATAGAAATGAAATTAAAGTTGAAGAATTGGGTGCGTCTTATAAGGCTTTGGAATCAAAGCTTGGAATGCGAACTGATGAATTGTCGAAACAAATACGAGAAGATCTGGAAGGCGAGAGAAGATCTGGCGTTCCTGAATCTTATGAAATAAAATTACCAGATGGAATACCTGAAGATATACAAATTGATGTCAACCCTGAACAACCTCTTATGCAAGAGTGGCAACAAATTTGTAAAGATAATGGGTTATCACAGGACATATTCGACAAGGGAGTATCGGCTTTTGTTAATAACGAAATTAGTGGTTTACCAAATATGCAAGAAGAAATGGCAAAGCTTGGTGACAATGCTAAGACGAGGGTGGAAGCCGCTGACTTATGGAGTAGAAAATATCTTACTCCTCAGTCCTATGATGCTATTGCTAACCTTGCCAGTACTGCTGAAGGCGTTCAAGCTATAGAAGAACTAATGAATCTTAACAAGGCAAAGCCATTGCCTAATGCAAATACAGTAGTAGATGCAGAGTTAGATGAAGGAGATCTTAGAGCTATGATGCAAGATCCTAGATACTGGGATCAAGCAAGACGAGATCCAGCTTATGTAGCTAGAGTACAAGGTATGTTCCAAAAGAAGTATGGCTAAGTTCCCATACAAAAAGTATATATTTTATTGGGAAGATCCTGTTGGTGATAGTTCTTGGTGCTCTGCAAATGACATGGAGAACTTGAAACCAGCCTTAATTACTACAGAAGCTTACCTTTATTCAAGAAATAAAAGACATATAAAGACCTTTGCATCTTATGTTAAAGAAACTGATGGCACATATACTTATGGTGATGTCAATGTTTTTCTTGCATCTGGTCTTGTAAAGATGACAAAGATATAGTATATCTCAAAGAACAAGCCGAAGTAAACATAGCTTTGCCCTAACGGACAACTTAGCAAAGTTTATAACGACAACTTGATTATTAACTAACAATACTCGAAAGGAAACTATTATGAGTGCGACTATAGACCAAGCCTTTATAAAGCAGTTCGAAGCAGAAGTGCATATGGCTTACCAAAGAATGGGTTCAAAGATGAAGAACCTAGTTCGCAATGTTAATAGTGTAAAAGGAAGTACTGTTCAGTTTCAAAAAGTAGCAAAAGGTTCTGCTTCAACTAAAGCAAGACACGCTGAGGTTGTCGCTATGAACTCTGTGCACTCTAATGTAACTGCAACATTATCTGATTTTTATGCTGCTGACTATGTGGACAAATTAGACGAACTAAAAGTCAACATTGATGAGAGAAACGTAGTAGCTCAAAACGCTGCATACGCATTAGGTCGTAAGACTGATTCAATCATTACTGATGATTTTGATGCTAACGCTACAACTCTAGCACATAACTCTGCTGGTACTGGTAACGGAATGAACTTAGGAAAAGCTCAAAATGTATTTGAGATCTTTGGAAACAATGATGTTCCAGATGATGGTCAAAGATATTGGGTTGTTGGACCAAAACAATGGTCTGACCTATTAGGTTTAGATCAATTCTCCAGAGCAGAATATGTTGGCGAAGCTGACCTACCATACAAAGGTGGTATGACAGCAAAAAGATGGCTAACATTTATGTGGATGGGTTTTAGTGGACTAAGTACTGATGGTTCAAACGACAGAAAAACTATCGCTTTCCACAAATCTTCTTTAGGATTAGGTGTAGGTTCAGACGTAAGAACTGAAGTAAACTATATTCCTGAAAAAGTAGCACACTTAACAACATCATATATGTCAATGGGATCTGTTCTTATTGATGGTGATGGTGTAAGAGTGCAGAAATGTAGAGAGGCTTAATCATGGCATACGCATTAGCAAACCCTGTTAAGAAAGTATCTCAAATGGGAGACAGCAATAACTTATGGTATTACACAGATGGTGATGCTACTTCAGCTATTGTTGGATCAGGTTATTTTAACCTTTCATCAGAGAACTTTTCAAAGAATGATATGATTTTAGTATGTGCTACTAACGCTGGTACAGCAGAATCTGATTTACTTATTGTAACTTCAGCTTCAGGTGCAGCAACAGTAACAACTACTAAACTTGCATAATATATAAACATAGGGAGGGGGGTAATTCCCCCTCTTATAAAACAAAATGGCAGATACAAAAGTAGATATATGTGCGAGAGCAATCATTATGATAGGTGCACAACCTATCTCATCCTTTGATGATGGATCTACAGAAGCACTTGTTGCTTCCAATATGTATGAGAATATGCTTACATCTCTACTATCTAGGCATAGATGGAGATTTGCTACAGATCAAAGACAACTAGATTTATTAACTGATGCACCTACTGGTAGGTACAGTTTTGCTTATCAATTACCAGACTTACTTGTATTAAATACTATTACTGTTTCTGATATACCTATTGAATATGCCAGGTATGGTGACAAAGTTTTCTGTGATACTTATGGATCTAATAGTAAATTAATAGCTGACTATACATTTAGACAGAATGAATCAGAGTTTCCAGCATACTTTAAACTAGCATTAGAATATCAACTAGCTTCTATATTTGCTGGTTCAGTAGCTAGAGATACAGCTATGATACAACAGTTTAGTGCATTAGCAGAACAACAAATAAGAATTGCTAAGAATACTGATAGCCAAGAAGAAACAAACAAAGTCTTAAATACAAAAAGATTTATTACAAATAGATATAATACTAGAGGATTCTAATGGCTAATGTCCTTAGAACTGCATACACTAACTTTTCAAGTGGTGAACTTAATCCTTTATTAGTTACAAGAACAGATGCTTCAGCATACACGAGTGGAGCTAAGACATTAAGAAATTGGTATTTATTTGATGAGGGTGGTATTATGCGTAGACCAGGCACTACTTATAAAGCTACTTTAGCTGGTCCATCAAGAATAATTCCATTTATATTTTCTAATGATGAAATGGCTGTATTTGTTTTATCAAACAATAGATTAGATATTTTTGATAGTAATGGTGCAAGTATACAATCAAACATAACTTCTAATTGTAATTGGACTACAGCTAAATTATTTGAATTAAATTATGCACAGTTTGGTGATACAGTATTTATAGCACACAGAGATAATCCTACTGTTAAAATAGTAAGATCAAGTGCAACAAGTTTTGCTGCAAGTATATTTGCATTTGAAGAAGATGATACTGTTACAGTAAATAGTACAAATAAAACAACAAACCCTTTTTTTAAATATGCTCCATCAAGTACAACAGTTACAATGTCTGCTCATGCTACTGGTGCTGGAAGAACTTTAACAGCTAGTGCTAGTTCATTTACTAATGCTTATGTAGGACAGTATTTATTAGTTAATAAAAAACAAGTTTTTGTAACTGGATATACAAGTGCTACAGTTCTTACTGTTACTGTATTAGAAGATATAGTATCTAATGGACCTCATGCAGATTGGGAAGAACAGCTAATATCTTCTGTTCATGGATTTCCACAAGCAGTTACATTTCACGATAATAGATTATGGTTTGCTGGTATTAGAGATAAACCAGCTGGAGTTATAGCATCACAAGTAGGTGGCTATTTTAATTTTGATATAGGAACAGGACAAGCAGATGAAGCAATAGATGCTACAGTTGCTGGTGATAGAATTAATGAAGTGCGACATCTTGTCAGTTCAAGAAACCTACAGTTGTTTACAGATGGTGGTGAATATTTTGTTCCTACATCTTCAGATACTTCAGCTGTTACACCTTCTAATATTATATTTATGAGACAAACACCTTATGGTTGTAATAGAGCAAAGCCTATTATATTTGATGGTGCGACAATTTATGCACAAAAGAATGGTAGATCTATAAGAGAGTATTTATTTTCTGATGTTGAATCAGCTTATGCTTCTACATCTATATCTATACTTGCATCACAACTAATTGATAATCCAGTAGATATGACAATGATAACTGGTAGTTCTACTAGACCAGAACAGTTTGCTTTTTTTACTAATGTAGATGGTACACTTGCTTTATTTCATAGTGTTAGATCTGAAAAAATTGCTGGTTGGACATTATGGTCTACAAGAAATGGAGATAAGTTTACAAGTATAACTGCTATTAATGAAAATTTATTTTGTGTAGTATCAAGAGTAATAGGTGGTTCTACTATATTTACATTAGAAAAGTTTGCTGAAGATGATTCATTAACATTAGATTCATCTGGAGCAACAACACTTAGTCAACAAGGTGCACCTAAAGTAAATGGTGCAAGTCAATCAGGATCTAGTTTAAATGTGGATGGATATACTTCTGCACCTAATCCTAATGATGTTATTAGTATAGCTGGTAATAGTACACAGTACATTATACAAACAGTTAATGCTACTGCATCTGGATTTACATTAGTATTGAATCAAGCTTTAGCAGCTAGTCCAGCTAATGATGCTGTTATAACTATAGTAGAAGGTAGACTACATAATACACCAGCACACTTGACATCTACTGTAGTTTATGCTGTTGATGGTACTATGGCATTAGGGGAATTTACTACAACAAGTAGTGATACAGTTACTTTTAATGAAGCTCATGGAGCTGGAGTTACTATAGGATTTAACTATAATCCAACATTAGAAACTATGCCTATAGATAAAGAAATACAAACTGGCCCACTTACAGGACAAATCAAAAGAATATCAAGAGCAGTTATAGATGTAGCAGATACACTAAATATAGCTTTACAAGCTTCAGATGGAAGTGCTAAAAGTTTAGTTATTAGACAAGTAAACTTTGATGTAACACAAAGTGTTGCTAAAGTAACAGGAAAGAAAGAGTTTTATTTTTTAGGATATGATAGAGAACCAACTGTGAAAATTACACAAACAGAACCATTA